TTTCTAAGGAAATCAGAGAAAAGATGGTGACCTTCAAATTTATGGAGGACAAGGCAGGCCAGTTGAAAATCCACTCAACCATTTCAAAAAAAGCGCGTGGAGCCTTTTTGACAGCCTTGATAGAAGGGCAAGTCCAAACAGTTGAGCAAGCTCGTAAGCTCCGCTTTGCAGGCTTTAACTACCGACCTGATTTATCAAGTGACTTAGAACTCGTCTTTGTGAAACAAGTGTAAAGTAGCTTTAATTCTAAATAATAGGAGCTGTCCCCAAGAAGTCAACCTCTCAGTTTGACCTTTTGGACTCAATTTTTTCGCTCTGTTGTAAAATGAAGTGCAACACAAAAGACATGTTCATCTGATATACTAGAGTTGCGAAAAACAGTATAAAGGAAGATGAACATGTCCACAAACTATTCTACCACAAATCAATCATACAAGCACTTATCTGAAGCTGAGCGAGGAGAAATTGAAGCTTATTTAAGCGTAGGACTCAAACCTGCTGAGATTGCTCGTAGACTGGGGAGAAATCGCTCTACCATTACTCGTGAAATGAAACGAGGTTCTATAACACAAGTGAAACAAGTAAATGGACAGTAGGTCAATTATCAACACTATTATGCAGATGCTGCCCATAACCGCTATCGTCAGGCCAGAGAAGGCAGCTATTATCTGAAACTGGATCGTGTATCGGACGACTTTCTGACAAAATTTACAGAAGCAATGAGAGAGAAACCAAGAGTGCATAGCGTGGATACCTTTGTTCATACCTATAGATTCCAACATATAGATGCGGTTGTTCCTTCAACCAAGACGCTCTATAACTATATCCATCAAGGTTTGTTAGAGATTAAGGTTATTGATTTACCAATAGGAAAGTCAATTGAAGAAGGCCAGAAGAGATCAATAATCGCTCCCGTTTTGGAGATTGGGAAATCGATTCTGTTCTGGGTGGAAAGACAGTAGGAGAACCTTCTATTCTGACCTTAGTAGAACGACAAACACGCTATGCTATCACAAAGAAACTCGTCGAAAAGAAAGCAGAGTATGTCAATCAAGCAGTCTTAGAGTGTATGAAACCTTATCCCATTAAGTCCATAACTGCAGATAATGGAAACGAATTTTCATCATTGAGTAAGATAGAGGGATTAGATGTTTATTTTGCACATGCCTATCCATCTTATGAACGAGATACAAATGAGAATTTCAATGGATTATTAAGAGAGTTCATTCCAAAGGGAACCTCACTAAAAGAACTAAATCCGACACTTTTAGAGGACTATACAAAGGCTATCAATGAAAGACCTAGACGAATCCATAGCTATCAGTCCGCAAAAAAGCTGTTTGAACTAACTCAAACAGCTTGAAAGATACTCGCTTAATCAGAGGAACAACTTTGTTGCACTTGACTTGACAATTGGGGAAAGAAAAAATTTACGCTTGTGACGATTAAGTTCAGTGCAAAGATGCTACCTTTTTAGTTTTTTTATCCATTTCGGCGTTTACGGGCTAGTAGGGCTCTGTAAAAGAAGATTTGATTGTTTTGGATATAGGGAAGGATTGTGAAACTAGCAATCCCAAAGGTAATCCAATTGAGGAAGTACCAAGGGAGTAGCTGGAAGTCGAGGAGAAAGCGCTGAAACTTATATCCTTTCATCAAGAAACGGCTGGTTTTTAGGATTTGCCTTGGTTTAGCTTGTCCTAAATCCAGAGTGTCGCAGAGGAGAAATTCTACCTGCGAGTAGGCGTAATGTTGCGGGATGTATAGGATATTGCCCACAATCATCAAGATGAGGCTCGCTAAAAAGTAGAGTCCAAAGGTCATAAGGAACTGTTCGGTTTCAAGTGATGAGAGATCAAGATTGGGAAATTCAGGATGTAGGGTAACAAAGTTCCGTGCTAGGAGGTTACTATAAAAGAGAAAGTAGACACCAATCAAACTAGGAATACTCCATAAAAAGAGATAGAGACGCTTGAGAAGCAAGGTTAGAAAAGTTTGAGAAAAATATTTTTCATCAAAGAGAGTCAGACATGATTTTAGAGAGAGTTCCGTTTCGGGATTTTTGATAAGTTTAAGCGTTGTAAAGGCAGATCCTGATAGAAGGATTGTAACAACAAAAGATACTAGTAGTGGGAAGAGATAGGTTTGAAGCACTTGCCCCAGCATACTGATAAATGATTGGTTTAGAATATCGTTACTTAGACGAGCCAAGGGATTCAGAAAGCTTGAGAAAATTAGTAACATACTAGGTAGAGCGAATATGAGAATGAGTCTTGGGTTGTCTGTCTGAAATTGTTTAGCATCTAGACGAATAGTTTTTAAATCAATTTTTGAGTATTTCATTCTCTCATTATACCATAAATAGTACACAGCTTGCTAATCCTTTGAAACCAGTGGACTTCTAGCGTGTTAAGCAAAAGTGAATACGAGATTGAATACGACTTTACTTTTAGCTGGAGCGGATGAAATCCATGAGCTGGTCAACGACTTCAACACGTTGATTATCATTGATGTGGGTATACATATCAAGGGTGATTTGAACATTATTGTGACCGAGTCTATCTGAAATGATTTTCGCTGTAACACCAGCTTCAAACAGGAGAGAAGCATGTGTATGCCTAAATCCGTGAGGCGAAATTTTTTTAAGATCTTTGTGTTTACAAAAGAATCTGCTAAGTTTCACTTTCATAGTTGCAGCCAAAAGCCATCCCCCACTATTATTCGTAAAGATATAATTCGAATCATGTTTGTAAGGCACACCAGCCTGGAAATATTCTTTTATTTGCTGTCGTTTCCAGAGTTTCAAAACATTCAGAGTTTCATCATCTAAGGTGATAACCCTCTTACTCCTTTTGGTTTTAGGATCCTGAACAGTCTGTTTTTTGCCAATCACGACAGCCGTGCGAGAAATGCTTAACCGTTTATTTTCAAAGTCAACATCTGACCACATGAGGCCGATAGCTTCTCCAGTTCTCAATCCAGAAAAAGCGAGTAAGTGAAAAAAGGTATAGTCTACAGGCTTACAATTTGCTTTGTAAACTTTAAGGAACTCAGTTAGTTCCTGCTTTGTATAGTAGTTTTCTTTGCCCTTTAAGGGTTTATTTTTAGGCTTGATAATCTTGTCTAAGGGATTTGACTTAATGATGTCAAGAGAAGTGGCATACTTGAAAATACGGCTAATAACAGAGTAGTAATTGGCATAGAGGACATAGCGATTACTTAACTTGATAGCAACCTTTTGACAATAAGCTACACTGATTTGCTGAATCTTCATATCTGTAAAATATGAGTCAATCATAACATTAAGTTTTTTCTTAACGTTCTGATATGTTGTTGGTTTTACAGTACTTTTAAAACTATCAAGCCATAACTCAGCGACTTCAGCAAAAGTAGGGTTCTGGAAATCTTCATTGTTTGAAAAACCATTCTCTTCAACGTCTAAGAGAAGGTCACGTTCGGCAGCCTTGGCCTCTTTTATAGTTTTAAAACCACGTCTTGTTGTGCGTTTTTCTTTTCCAGTTGCAGGGTCTATGCCCAGGTATGTTTGAAAGAGATATCTAGTCTCTCCTTTTTTTGTAATGTATTTTTTTATCATAAAAAGTCCTTTCTTTTCGATTGCTTGCCCGCATAGTTGAAAAGGTGCAGAACTTATGATAAACTATAGTTGTATTTTTTTATCATCCTTTCCATTGCTTGTCACATGGAAGGTTGAAACCTCACACTCAAAAACTTTGCGGTCGGAGAGTGTGGGGATTTTTTATTTTAATATTCAAAACCATCCACTAAAAATAGAGGAATTTCTTTCCCTTTATATGAGTGAGTTCCGTTTGCTCTGACATAGAATTTCGATACCTTAGTTACATCAAAATTCTCTTCATCATCAACAAATATTTTTAAAATGGCAGGGTTATCTTTTTTCCCGTTTAGATGAATTAAATACTTTGAAAAAACTGTACTTGGGTCAACAACTTGAATCACTGAGTCATCAATAACTAATTTTGTATCATCAGGCCAAGCTCCGTACCAGTTATTGTCTACAATTTTATAATCTCCAATCGGTGTTGATTTAAAATTTTTAGCTGGCTTAATTTTCGCTTTGCCTTCTGACTTTTCAAGTTCACGAATAGAACTAGAAGACGTTTTTGATATTTCACTAGTTTTTGATGCGCTATTTTCTTTTATTTCACTACAAGATGCTAATAAAGTTATAAGAACCACGATTGTAGTTAATAATGTTATCTTCTTCATTTCTCTCCTTACTGATTAATTTACTAATGCTAGATATTTTTCTTTGACCATGACCTCTTCGGCTATGGTTTTTATTTTTCCCGATAAATGTCCACGACTTCACCGATAATTCGGAAGTCGGTCTCTGGTGTGATTGGCATATCCTTGTACGCTGGGTTTAAACTATGTAGATAAGCCTGCTCTTTGTCGATGACAAGCTGCTTGATATAAGCATCACCGTTATAGTTGAACACTCCAATAACGCCGTTATTTAAGTCCACGCTGGTCTGAATGAATACCAGGTCGCCGTCGTGATAGTCAGGCTCCATGGAGTCCCCTTTGATTGGGATTACAAAGTCGGCATCAACATCTACTGGCAACTCAATCCGTTCTACTCGAACATCGTTCAAATACTGGCCTGTACCTGCAGAAGCTGGGTGGTCGTAGTAGTCGTAACTATAGAGCTGAATAATGTCCTCCGATACTTCGTTTATCTTCGTTTCTTCTTCATTTTTTTGACTCTCCAGAAGTTCCTCAGACGTCCGTAGTACGATTTTTTTATTTTGGGTGGTTAATTGTACCACCTTATCTGTAATCTGCTGAGTGAGCAAATCTGAAGCGTCTGGGAGAGAAGTGGTGGGAGCTATGGATTTTAGTCGAGCGGGAGTAGAATTGATTTGGATTTCCTGATCATCATCAAGCATATTAATTAAAGATTCTACAGAAATTTGCATGCCTTTTGCAATTTTTTCTATTGTCTCATAAGATGGAATAATGGGCTTTTTTGACTTCGGATGTTCATTCTTTTCAAGCATGGAAATGTATCCCTTTGTTAAATCGGATAATTCACAAAAAGCATCCATTGATAACTTATGCTCTGTTCTATACGATTTTAGTAATTCTCCTAACTTCATAAAAAACTCCTTTCTATATATTGTTTAATCTATTATACTTCTTTAAATAAAAAAAGTAAATTTTTTTGTTTAACACACTTGACATTTTATGTTTAACGTGTTAAACTATAATCAAGCTTAAGGAAATAACAAAAACAAATCGGAGGGAAACACCATGAACACATTAAACGAGAAAGCCATCAACATCTTCAAAGCAGTGGTTGCAGAAACCTTGCTTCAAAACACATACGAGGAAGGCTTCCTCTATGGTCAGCTTGAATCATTCTGGAACAACTGCCGTCAGTTCGCTTTCGGATGGACAGAGTTGGCAGAAGAGATCGGACGCCAAGAGCGTTACCTTCTTGATGCTGGTTTCACTCAAGATGAAATTGATGACATTCGCTTTGATGCAGCGTTCGCAGGAATGCTGGACAAAATGAATGTAGCCTGATCGGTAGCACTAGGGTTCGAATCCCTGTCAGGCTGTTGCTCATAGAGCGAAAAAAAGGAGAAAGGAGGAAAAGAGGTGGAAAGTGTTGAAATTGTTGAATTAATAAAAATTACATTTAAACGAGGGAAAGGAACAGAAGATGATCCGATTAGAGTTGTAACTCAGTATTGGGAAAAAGAAAATGTATTAATCTTTGAGAAAGATTAATTATCTCTTCTTTCAATAGAATTTCGGGAGTAATGAGGAAATGAGACCAAAACGATATCCGTATAGTGGAAAAATAAAAGCCTCGACTACGGAAATAGTCAAGGCGTGGGAAAATGCTTACTCAGACTTTATTGTCAAAACTCAAAAAAAGCAAGAAAAATCTGAGAAGGAATTAGATGATGCTATTTTGAGAGTTCATCGACTTGTGACTCTAACTCAGCAACACGCTTCATCAAATCATCGATTTTTCGGTTTGTAAATGTGTTTTCAAGATCTTTTGCTTGTGCTTGAAGCAAAGTCTCTATAATTCCTAAAACGATATTTACATCACCAGAAATCATAGTTTTTAAAGTAGCGTAAGTGGAATTTTTAAAAGCATTAAAATCTTTACTCATGATTAAACCTCCTTTCTGCTTTTATTATAGCAGAATTGCGAGGAACAAATAGAAAAATAAGGAGGTAGGAACGTGCAAGGAGAACGTTTAAAAAAATGGCGTGAGACAGAGAAAATGTCTCAAGAGGAACTCGCAGAGAAGTCAAATGTTTCTCGAACAACAATACATCTGATTGAATCAGGTCAGTCGTCAACAGTAAAAATTAGAACACTTCAAAAATTAGCAGTAGTTTTTAATAAGCAAGTAAAAGATTTTTTTTAAAACAAATGTTTAACAAATTAAACAAATTAAAGAAAGGAGAGAGGGATGATGAGCGGCCTATCAAAAAATTTGCTACCAATTCAAAATTTAGAAATTAAGATAGATAGCGACTCTAGTATTCCACGAGTTATTTTGAACGGGATTGATTTTCAAGCAGAAGATATCGGGCTTCAAGGTCTCAAGATAATTTGGGAAACAAAGAAAGATGAAGCGCCAGAGACACTTATTCAGGTTGATTATATAAATAACCGTGAAGCGCCTCATATAGTATCTGTCAAACAGTCGTTTAAAAATACTTTACTTAAATAGCTCTGGTCAAAAATTTAGAAAGTGAGAAAAATATATGAGCGTAAAGAAACAAAATAATGATCTCATCAAAGAAATTATTGAGAAACATTTTGAAAATATGGTTGATGATATTTTGGAACACACAGAGACCTACTATGAAGCTTTAGGAGCTATTAGTAGCATCAAAGGAAGCAAGGTCCCGAATATGCTTCACTTAGCTGATTGTTTGAAGAAAGATATCAGAAAACGTGCTATGCAACAAAAAACACCTAATCATCAAAATTAGGTGCTGGAAGATTACGCATTTGAACGAATGTGTACTACATAATCAAGATTGACTAGATGTCGAAAATCCGTTTCAACTTCTACAAGAACTATATGATTCGCAGTGTCAGAGCAATCATCATATACTTGGAAAAAGTCAATTTTATCACCATTTGAGAAAGTGATTGTGATTGAATCATTCTCATCACTCTCATCAAAACAATCTTTAATGAATTGTTTCATATTCTCACCTCCTTTCTGGCTTTATTATAACAGATAGGAGAATAACAAAAAAGCACCTGCAATCAGGCGCATACTTAAATAATTTAAACCATTATATCACAAAAATGCTTGCCCGCATAGTTGAGAGGATGTAGAAAATGGAAGGAATAACTTTACAATTACGATTGGACGGCGAAAGTGCTGAATTGTTCACGAATCAATTATTGGCCTTTGCTGAAAAGCAGGTCAAGGAGCAGTTAGAGAATGATCGTATGCCAATCAATCAACAGGCTTTGATGAAGAAGTTCGGCTTTACTCACGGCTATATTAAGAAGTTAGAACGCAAAGGATTAAGATTTCGTAAGCAAGGGAAAGATATTATGTATGATGTCAATGATGTTTATGAGATTTTGGAATTAGAAAAACAAGTACGAAAATTAAGAGCATGAGGAGAAATAAGATGAATAATAAAAAAGCATACAAACATAAGATGAAGAAAAGAATAGACCAGGTTTACGAAATTTCTTTGAAAAATATGAACACGAAGATGAAAATCTAAAAAAAATTGTACAAAATTTATCCACCGAGAAATTTAATCCACTTGACAAACCAAACGATTACAACGGTTCATTTGGCCATGATTTTATGTCGATAATGTGGGCATCTTTGCTTATTGATATTTTAAAAAATCTTAGAAAAGAGGTTTCGTCCTCTGCCAGTGATTTAGATTTAAAACTTGGATTTACTAAAGGATATCCGATGGCTAGTATTGTAAACACTCAAACAAAACCAACCAAAAAGAATGTAAAAATACTTAGCAAAATCTTTGATAGAATGCATATTCTGTTTCCTGAAGAAACAAAACGAGCAAGAGAAAGAGAAAGCTTAGATAAATACATTGATGTGAATGAAATTTTACAAAGAACATTGTTAATTCATGGATTTAATGAATCCGCTAACGCTCTCAAAAATTATGAGAACGAAATCGATTTAGAACTAGAATCCGATGAACAAACAGAAATAGATAATAGAATTATGTCTAACATCTATGAACTAGTTATAAGTGATACCATCATTCAGTTTAACGAAGATGACACTGTTTTGAATGTATTGAAGAAAATAAAAGAACAGACAAATTTGAAGTTTGAAGTTTTTGAAACACTGAAAGAAAAAGTTATTTAGGAGAAGGGAATGACAGAACCAACTTTATCAAGCCAATTGCTTGGCTTAGCAGTGATTTTCATTGGGATGTTTATCCTAATGGTGCTTACGGCTAAAAATGAAAAATCGGATGAGCAAAATGTTGTGGTCATTATCGAAGAAGCAGAAGATTTCAGAGAAGTTGCTCGAAGAAACTTGAAAAATAGTGATAGGAGATTCACATACGATACTCAGCCACCTGTCGGACTCGCTTCATCGATTGAGGACGTACCACAAGTTTTTCGGGCATGTATCGAAGACTATGACAGGCTCGCTCAGGACTACCTGGAAGAAGCAGGTAACAATGATCTTCTACGAAAACAAAATGCGAATCTCTTAGAAGAAAATGGACGTTTGCTCTACAAAGAAATGACTATGGATTTACGTAAGAATCCAAGGAAATGGAGGGCAAAGACATGACTGTTAGTCGTGATATGAGCGAGATGGAAATACGTGTGTTAAACATGATCATGAATTGCGCTACTTTCGATTTGCCCATTCAAGCAAGTGAAATCCGCTTAGAAACTGGACTGTCGAAGCGTAAGCTGGAAGAGATTATCGAAAGCTTGCGTGTGAATTTTAGGCATCCTATCGTAGCTAAGAAGATGAAGCCAAACGGATACTACTTGCCACGAAGTGAGGAGGAGCGACAAGCTGGGCTTGCGCCTTATCGCAGACAAATTTTGACCGAGCAAAAGAACCTTGCTGCAGTGATGAATGTCGATCTAGACAAATATTGGGAGGATAGCGCATGAGTGAAGATTTTAGAATACCACCTCATGATCTAGTAGCTGAACAGTCGGTTCTTGGGGCAGTATTTATCGCACCTGACACCATCATTTCACTGGCAGATGAATTGACTCCTGATGATTTCTATAAGCCTGCTAACAAGATTGTTTTTAAAACAATGTTGTCATTACTTGAAAAAGGTGAGCCAATCGATGCTACGACTATGGTGTCTGCTCTTACTAATCAGGGAGATATTTCAAAAATCGGGGGCATAAACTACGTTGTCGAGTTGGTAAATTCAACACCAACTTCAAAAAACGTGAAGCACTACGCTAAACTCGTAAAAGAAAAAGCAACGCTCCGAAAAGTAATCGCTGACCTGTCTGATTCGCTCTCTAGCGCTTATCAAGGTGATGTATCGATTGGTGACATCATAGCAAAGACTGAAAAGTCTATGCTTGACATCAGCAATCAAAATACAGGCACAGGATTTCGTAATGTGGCTGATATCCTAGATACACATATGCAGATAGTCGAGACTCGCTCGCAGACAGATGGATTCGTGACTGGTCTCTCTACTGGCTTTATCGGATTAGATAAGATAACAACAGGCCTTCATGAAGGGAATCTTATCATCCTTGCCGCTCGTCCAGCTATGGGTAAGACGGCATTGGCTCTTAATATCGCTAAGCATGTGGCTACGATGGAAAGAAAACCTGCCGTCATCTTCTCACTTGAAATGGGAGCAGAAGAACTGATCGAGCGTATGGTGGCATCAGAGGGCATGGTTCCAGCTTATCATCTAAAGACTGGGAACTTGAGCCCTGATGAATGGAGAAGACTTGTACAAGCACAAAATAATCTCTATGATGCGCCTATTTTCGTAGATGATACGGCTGGTATTCGGATTTCAGATATACGGTCAAAAGCTAGGAAATTGTCTCAAGAAATGGGTGGCCTAGGCACTATCGTCATAGACTACTTACAGTTGATTACTGGGCCCAAGGGGGAGAATCGTCAGCAGATTGTTTCAGAAATTTCAAGGGAATTGAAGATACTAGCTAAGGATTTGAAAGTACCTGTCATAGCCCTATCGCAGTTAAGTCGTACAGTTGAGCAGAGACAGGATAAGCGTCCGATGCTAGCAGATTTGAGAGAGTCAGGCTCGATCGAGCAAGATGCTGATATTGTAGCATTCTTGTATCGTGATGCTTACTACCAGAAGGAACAGGCAGATAGTCAAGAAGCGAACAACGTGACTGAGTTGATCATGGAAAAGAATCGGCATGGCAGTTTAGGGACGGTGAAGTTGTATTTTCACAAAGAGTACACAAAATTTTCAAGTGTGGAGGGGTAGAGGATGGCTGAGACTTATTTTAAAAATGAAGTTGAAAAGTTTCAATATTTTCAATTGCCTAAATGGCTCTTTAAGGAGCCTTATAAAAAGTTATCAAACAACGCTAAAATAATGTACGCCTTGCTTTATAATCGTTTGGACTTGTCTTTGGAGTCCAAGTGGCATGATCGAAATGGTCAAGTATTTATGTATTTTACAACGGCTGAATTTTGCGAAGAGTTGGGTTGTTCGGAGAAAACGGTAACCAAGATTAAAAAGGAACTTGTTACATCAGGTTTGTTGAGGGAAGAACGTCAGGGCTTGACTAAGCCAAATCGACTTTACATCCTTGGTCCAAAAATTATCAAGCGTGAACCTCCAGAACCGAAAAAAATACCGTCCAGAACCGTAGAAAATACCGCTCTGGATACGCAAGAAGTACAAACAATAAAGACTGATATTAGAAAGACTGATATAGATAATAATAAATTGTCGATTTGTAAAGAAGTTATTTCTTATCTCAATTTGAAAGCTAAGAAAAATTTCAAGGTAAATACTGCTAGTCATCAAAAATTTATCAAAGCAAGGTTAAAAGAGGGATATGTCCTTGAAGATTTTAAAAAGGTTGTGGACATCATGGTCGCTAAGTGGAAAGGTACAGACTATGAACAGTATCTTCAACCACAAACACTTTTCGGGAATAAGATGGACAATTATCTGAATCAGCCTATGCCGAAGCGCTCTACAATTTTAACAAGTACGGTTGACGAAAGGCTAGGATTTTAAATGAAACAGTTTAAACAATTTAGAACCAGGACGGTTCTTGATGATATCTGTGAAATCCATAGATGCCATCTTTGGTCTGTTAAGATTCCTATCAAGGGCAAGGTTGAGGAAATCAGTCAATGCCCAGAGTGCGAGAAAGAGAACATTCGACGCTTTGAAAAGCAACTGAATATGGAATCTGAGGTAAAAAGTAAGCTATCAGATACTTACGAGGTCTTTGCTCGCGACAGTATCGTTTCAAGTAAGCTGGCCAGCAAGTCACTACATGATTATGAAATTCAAGTTGACATCGATGAAAATGCTATGAATTTTGTGAAGAGGTTGGAGCGTTGCTATGCGAAAGGTGAGACTGGCAATGCTATCATCACTGGTCCGTCTGGAGTTGGGAAGAGCCATCTGACCTATGGCTTGGCTCGGTTTCTCAATGAGCAATTTAAGGCATATGATGAACCGAAAAGCGTGCTCTTTGTGTCAGTTGTGACTTTGTTTGATAAGATTCGAGAAAGCTTTGAGTTTGACAATGGCTTCTCTGAAGCGAAGATGGTTAAGCTACTGTCCGAGGTTGATTTTCTTTTTCTGGATGACCTAGGAAAAGAGAGTCGCAAGGCTGACACGAAGCGGAACGAGTGGGCGCATCAGATATTGTTCAAGATCCTGGATAATCGGACGAATACGATTATCAACACGAATCTGTCTAGCGAAGAAATTAAAGAGCTTTACTCGGATGATTTTGGGAATGGTGCTCTCTCTAGTCGAATTTTTGAAGGAGCAACTGGCAGATGCTTTGTGTACCCGTCTGGGATGAAGGATAGGAGGTATTGATGGAAGATATACGGATACTAGATGCGTGTTGTGGTTCTAGAATGTTCTGGTTTGATAAACAAGAGCCACACACAACATATATGGATAGACGTGAAGAGGAATTTGAGATTCACAAAAAGAAAATCAATGTTAAGCCAGACATTGTTGCAGATTTTCGAGATATGCCATTTGATGACGAAACATTCAATCTTGTTGTATTTGACCCACCTCATCTTCTCTGGGCTGGTCAGAAATCATTCATGCGTGCACAATATGGTCAACTAGACTTGTTGACTTGGAGGTTAGATTTACAACAAGGTTTTGATGAGTGTTTTAGAGTATTAAAAAAAGGTGGAACACTTATTTTTAAGTGGTCGGATGCTCAAGTAAATGTTAAGGAAATTTTGGAATTAGTTCCACAACAACCACTTTTTGGGCAACAGCGTGGGACAACTCACTGGATGGCTTTTATGAAATTTTGAGGAGGTATTAATCATCAAAAAAATGGTAGTCTGGGCACTCTTTGATAGCGGTAATGGTTCTTACTTCAAGGGTGCTAACTCTCTGAATAGTTCGGGGAGGGTGAATATTAAAGTGTATCCGATTGGTATTGATATCGAAAACAAGAACAATCATTTTATCACCCTAAATCTTGCTGATTACTCACGGTTATTTGGAGATAATACGCTTTTTGATACACTTGACAAATTGCCACACCCAGACCTAATCATAGCAAGTCCACCTTGTGAAAGTTGGAGTGGAGCAAGTGCTATGGACAGAGGTAACGCTTGTTGGAAGCAAGAGCGAGGAGATGGATTGTTTGAACCACAAGTACCTCTTTCAAAATTCACTATCAGATACGCTAGTGATTTTGAAAACTATCAATTTCAACCTGATAAGCAGCTTATGAAACGGATCAACGGAGAATTGTGTGCGTTCAATACAGTTGAGATCATAAAACGATACAAGCCAAAATTTTGGATAATTGAAAATCCTGCTTATGGTAGATTGTGGGAGTATATCGAGATCGTACTAGGTTTTAAGCTGCCGTATAAAAATCATACAAGATATAACAATTATGATTACCCTGTAAGAAAAGCTACACGATTTAGCGGGAATATCAACCTGAATTTGAAAAACGAAAAAATACCAAACGAATTAAATTTAAAAGAGTTTTCACACTCTTACAATGAACGGTCTAATATACCTGAAAAATTGGTGTCAGAAATTTTCGAAAAAATCTACAAGGAGTTTTGCAAAGATGATTGAACTCTATTTCATTTACAACGTGTCGCGAACCACGTTAAAAGCGAGCTAGAATATGCGTCAGACTTGGACGAATGGCGTATAAAGAATTTGCTAGCTCTTGTGTCTTTGAGCCATGAGGTGCAAGAGCTGGATTTTTAGAAAATAAGTTGGAGTTAGTGAAGATGAAGCTTGAAGATTTAAACAAAGCTAGATATATCATTCATTTGATTAAAGAGTACAAATATTTCTTAGAGGTTAAACGCAAGTGCTGGGATGAGCTTAGTATCACAAAGAAAGAGACTAATTATATTCTTAAAACGGCTTATGGATTTTTAAAAAAAGAAATCGAAGCAGATGAGATATTGTCTGGTCTAATCACAGAAACCATCCAGAATCGAATCGAGATGCTAAAGCAAGAACTTGTTGAATTAGGAATAGAAATGAAGGAATTGGAAGATGAATAAACAGGAATTGATTGAACGGATAGAAGGATTAAAAAATCTTTTTGGCAACAAAGCAGAATATATTGAGATAGACGCGGCAATAGAACTTGTTTCTAAACTAGACGAACCGCAGAAAGTCACAATCCCGCAGTTTGTGGCGGATTATATAGAGTTTAAAAAGGCAAACAATTTTCATGTTTATGGGGCGATGAGAGTGATTGAAGAACATTACGATAAGAGAGTCCCTGAGTGGTTTTACGAAGGCAATATCGAAAAATTCTGTCTTGCTTGGATTCTAGGCTATGAGGTCGAGAAAGAGAGGAAATATATTGTAACTCTGAAATCAAGTGGACAAAAATTGTACTATCACACTGAAGACGAGGATTATATTTTCTCTAGCTACGATGGAGTATTCTATTCAGGATATCATACTAAAACCGATCTAGAAGAAAATGACATGAGTTGGGTGTTTGATTGCCCTGGTATGGAAATTCAAGAGGTTGAGTGATGAATAATGAAGTCTTTGAAGAATTAAAAAAACTCATGAGTTATTTTCCCGACTCTTTCATAAATAGACAATTGGAGCTTATCCTCATCCCAAAAACGAACACATACTTTCCCTTAAAAGATTGTTTGACAAAGAAGGATGTCATTTCAAATGTCTTGATGTATTGCACTAGAGATATTACCAAAGCTATGCCTTATCAACAACAGAAAAGAAACATTGACTTCTATGTAGATAATAGAACACGCTTAGAAAAATATTTAGGGTTAAGTATTAATGTAAATGTGGTTTATCATTGTTTAGGGAATGGAATTAATAAAGAACTTACACACAGATTTATTGATAGTGGCTTCAATATGGACATGTTATTGAAAGAGATTGAGGAGGTGGAGTGATGAGTTATGATTTGGAAATCTTAGGAAAAATAGAAAGCGGAGATTATATTTGCATAGATGAACCTGAAAATAGTTCTCCGACCTACAATCTTGGGGAAATGTTTAGGGTTGCTATGAATTGGGATTTCAAACAAGGTACTATCTACAATGTTGCTGATATTTTTGAAAACATTCAACGTGGCATCACAGAACTGGAACAGTATCCTGAAAAGTATGTACAGTATGAACCTGAGAACAAATGGGGGACCGTCAGCAGTGCGTTAGAAGATTTGAGATCATTGAGAGATTGTATTTTAGGACAAGATATCGATACAAAATACTTATATGTGAGGTGGTAACATGAAACGACCAAACAGATACCCGTACACACGAAGTCAATGGGTTGAAGAAACCGCTGATTATTATACATATGCAGACGGTATTTATTTTACAAGTCATGTTTTAAAAAATAGACTCACTAGAGAAATTAAGAGCAAGGAGATGAAATAGTGATTATCAAAAATTACAAATATGATTATTCAAGTGGCAGAATCTGCTACACAATTGATGTAGATGGTTATGAATCAGCCGTGGAACATACAAAGACAGAGCACGGAAGTGTACAAAGAAATGATATTGATGATTTCTTAAGTACGGTTGAGGAATACGACTTTCAAGAAGCTGAGATGATTGAAGCATTCGTTGACTTTCAAAATGATTTGCTCTTATATGGAATTAGTTTTGAATTGAGAAATGAGGTGGAGTGATGGATAAGGTCCAAGGTGTTTGGTGTCCTAGCTGTCACAAATTCCGTAAACTACAGGATCTTAATAAATCAAGTTTCAGTAAAGAATTCGACCTATACGAGTGTAATAATCAACTGCATCCAACGGTTATACTACTAATTGCGAAGAAGGAGGTCACAGATTGAAACGAAAAAGCATATCTAAAGCCACTAGACAAAAAGTTTTAGATAAATACGGCGGTCACTGTGCTTACTGTGGCAAGATTTTGGATTTGAAAACTTTGAGAGTGGATCATTTGCATCCTCATTATCGAGGCGGAGAAGATAGTTTTGAAAACTATATGCCTGCTTGTTATCAATGTAATTTCTACAAATCTACTTTTTTGTTAGAAGAATTTAGAGAGCAGATGTCTACCTTGCACGAAAGAATCGTTAAACCTTTTATTGTAAGGCTTGGACTAGATTATGGAATTATTGAAATCAAGCCTTTTAATGGTAAATTTTATTTTGAGGAGGAGACATGAAACGATTCATAGCTATTTGGATCCTTTTATCTGCTGGATTGAACATCTGGCAGATGGACAGGATTCGAGATTTGGAAGAGAAGAAGCCGATGGTTATCTACAAAGCTGATAACGCAGGCGCTGAAATATTCGGTAAGGTCCTTGAGAAAGGACGATACGGCAAGCTATACACGCTTACCATTCGTGACTATGGGGTATTCGTGGTTACGAAGGATGTGTATGATAATGTGAAAGTTGGAGATGAGGTGAGGTTATGAAAGTTCGAATTAATGGGAAGTATAACTTTTTCTTAACCCAATTTATCCATTTTATTGTATTGGACTGTCTCTGGAAGATACTTGAAATTATTATTTTAGGTGAAGCGAGAGGGGATTTGCCGGATTCCATAATACTTGCTCTGATTTGTGTCTATATTGCATGGATTTTGGATAAGGAGAACAAAAAAGAATGAACACACTACAAAATGTAAAACAATGGTTTATTGACCGTGACCTTGAAAACGGTGGACGACTAGATAAGCAGTCATTAAAACTTAGCGAAGAGTTCGGAGAGTTATGTGCAGGCTATCTCAAAAATAATGAGCAGTTAACCAAGGACAGTATCGGAGACTGTGCAGTCGTGATTGTTGGTCTGGCCTTACTGATTAAAACTGATGTGCATAAGATTTTTGAGGAATCGTGCTTTGTAAAAACCGGAGATGTGATGGAATGTTTCAAATGGCTGAATACTAACATTAGTAATTTTCAATCGTATCAGAATTCAAGATACGAGAAAATGTGTCAATATAGTTTAATGTGTTCGATAGGCTACCTGAAATCAATCAGCTATGCACTCGGTTATAGCTTTGAAGAATGTTTTGAACTAGCCTATCAAGAAATCAAAGACCGTAAAGGTCGCTGGATTGACGGAAGTTTCGTGAAAGAGGAGGATTTACCTGATGCTTGAAATAAATGGCAAAAGCTACGAAGTCCATAAAGTGAAATTCACAAAGAAGGATTTAAAAAACTTAAAAAAAGGAGAAACACTTATTTTTATCTCCGAAGAAGCTAAACAAGCTATAACTGTTAGTTTGGAGGACAAGGAGTGAGATATTTTAAAATCCTGTGTGTTGTTTTACTCGCATCATTCCTCGTGGCATGTCACCAGATTTCGAGTTAATGTGTCAATTGTTTCATTTGGTCGAGCATTTGTCTAGAGGAATTTAACAAAATAGTTCTTTAGGAAGGAGGTAAGGTTTGGCAATAGACATCAAAAAAAGATTGAAGGCTCTGCCTTATATCGATATCAAAGCGAAGTCAAAGCACCAGGAAATCATCAGTTTGAAATCAGGCATTTTAAAAGGACAAGTGTTTGATAATATGCCCAAATCAAAAAGCAATAAGAATCAGTCTGAAGAATTGAATGTATTGATTATTGATAAGTCAGATCAGCTCTATCGAGAAATTCAAGGCTTATACAAGGAGCGCGACGATCTTGTGCAAGCTATTGAATCACTCGATGATCCAGTGGAAAATATTGTGATGCGTCTACTGTATATTGATGGGCTTTCCTGGAAAGAGGTTCAAATCAAGCTAAATTGCAGTCAAGCTACTGTTCAACGTGCAAAACATAAAGCATTGCTGAAATTATCTAAAAAATATGATAATAATGATAGCAAATGATAATTTTAATGTGGTAAATTAGTATCATGAAGAATAGCAGAGAGGAAACCTCTGCTTTTTTTGTGCGCTAAAAAGGAGGTGAGGATATGTGGTAGTTGTTGAACCAATCAGAAATAGAGATGATGTTCAGCTTATGATTGAATGGCTGACGTTGCATAGCGCAGTCAAAGAGTCAGATAGACAACGTAACCTCATGCTCTTCCTTTCTGGTGTTAATTTGGGATTTCGTATTGGTGATATCGTTAAACTGAAAGTAAAGCACGTTAAAGGTTGGCATGTCCAGATCGTCGATGAAAAGACAGATAAGCCAACCAAACGAAAGATGCCAAAGAAATTCAAGAATGCTATGAGGCAGTACATCAAAGATAAGAAAGATGAAGATTTCCTCTTTCCGAGCCGAAACGGAAAGCATCAGCATATAAAATCTAACACAGCTTATAAGATTATCAAAAGAGCTGCTGAAGAAGTTGGTCTGGAAAACATAGCTACTCACTCGATGAGAAAGACCTTTGGTTTATTCATGTACGAGCAAACTAAGGATGTCGCTTTGATAATGGACCTACTGAACCACTCAAGCCAGAGTATTTCACTAAGATATATCGGCAAAAATCAAGATTCACAAGACAGAGCCATGACGAAGTTTCAAGGCTTTTAATTTTTTTATTTTACTATCAATTCATTGTTTTGAGGTTATGATGATTTCATTTTATGTATGCAGGATAAACGCTTGATAAATCTGAGTTAAAACTCATGTAGCGAATTCATTAGAATATGTAAAACAAGGAATTGAGAGAGTGAAAACAAAGGAGTTTACATAGTTATGAAAGGCACTTTTAAAAGACTATCTAATAAAAGAACAACCAACCAAAAACCATTAGGAAAGATTGTAGTTGGAGTCGAAATTGAAAATTGCTCAGAATTAAAAGAGTTAACTCAAGAATGTTGTGAAGCAATCGAACACTTGAACAATTGCATTGACAAGCTAAATAAATTCGAGCTCAAAGCATCGACATCAATAATCAAATGATTGAAGTTTCAACTCGAGAAGAACGCAACCAGTTTTACAATTCCAATGAATGGAGAGCGCTTCGTAAGTTAGTACTTGAACGTGATCACAACGAATGTATTTGGTGCAAAGACGAAGGCAAAGTCACGAGAGAGAACCTAGAGGTTGATCATATCAAGGAACTGGAGTTTTATCCAGAGTTTGCACTTGATATCGATAACCTACGAACACTGTGCAAAGCATGTCATAATAAAAGGCATGATCGTTTTGATAAGAATGACAGAAATTTCCGAAAAGATGAATGGTGGGGTTAGGTGAACGAACCTTAAACACCCCCCCGGTCAAAAAAATCGGAAATTCTCAAAGATGTCGGTAAGCGGTCTGCACTCGACTGTCCAAATTTTTAACCAAAAATTAAAGGGGGTGGGGGGTAATGGAAGAATACTCAGAAAAAAATATAAAAGAATTAGAAAATCAGCTACTTTCTAAAATCGGCTATTTTAGTCCTAGAAAAAAGGATGCGATCCAGTACGAAAAAGTGAATCGTTATCTTTATCTCGTCAGACTGCTCTATGAGCTGAAAGCCAAACTTCATGAAGACGGATTGGTCATCACAGTTCACAATGGGCAACAGAGATTCCAAAAAGCGAATTCTCTCATCAAGGAAATCAACACAACAAGCAATCAGCTTTTAGCTATTGAGCGGTCGTTTGATTTTGAGGTGGAAAACTCGCCTGTTGAGAAACCGACGTCTGGGAGTGATTTGTTATGATTTCTCATCCGCTGGTTGATGACTACATCAAAATGGTCGAGCGCGGAGAAATCGTCGTCAACAAAGAAAGAAAGCTGCTGTTTAAAATCATCAAGGAGAAAATCTATCCTCGTGATGATTTGTATTTTGATAATGACTTAATTGACAAGTTCATTCGTTTTACGGAAAAGAACTTTTTCCCTTTGGCAAAGTACCAGCTTTTCTTGACTCCGTTTATCTTTCTTTTTCGGAAGGAGGACGGGGAGCCACACTTCGACGAGTATCTATACACACTCGCTCGTGGGGGTGGTAAGAATGGTTTCATGTCAGCCAGGTCATCGTTCTTTATCAGTCCTATCTACCCTATCAGAGATTATGATGTAACTATCACCGCTAACTCTGAGAAACAGGGGAAGGTGTCATTTGAGGAAGTTTATGAAACCATTCAAAGGCGTGGTCTTGAGGACCATTTCTATCTAACTAAAATGTCTATCACAGGTCGAGCGAATAACTCGGTCTTTTCTTTTCGGACGAATAATCCGAAAACCATGGACTCGGCTCGTGATGGTTGTCTTGAGTTTGACGAGATTCACCAGTTTGAAGATGACAAGGCTGTGAAGGTTCAAAGGTCCGGTCTTGGTAAGATTGCTCATGCTCGGACTTTCTACAACGGTACGAATGGATATGTGCGTGAGGGATTTTATGACAAGCTGATAGAGAAGTCTATGCAAATCTTGAATGGAGAGGTTGATGATTTCAGGTTATTCCCTTTCATCTGCAAGCTTGACAATGCGGATGAAGTGGACGACATGAAGAATTGGCCAAAGGCAAATCCGATGTTGGATGAAAGCACTCCTTACGCTAAGAGGTTGCTTGCGAGAACTAAGGCTGACTATGATGACCTTGAGCTGGAACCGTCTGGCCGTCAGGAGTTCATGACTAAACGGATGAACCTTACTGAAGCAGACCTTGAGAAAGATGTTACCTCTCGAGAAAAGCTAGTTGCTTGTTTGCGGTCTCCTGGTATCGACTTGAAAGGTCGGTCATGTGTGGCTGGGTTTGACTATGCTAGTATCCGAGACTTTGCAAGCGTTGGTTTGCTCTTTAAAAATGGGGATGAGTTTATCTGGAAGCAACATTCATTTGCTCGTAAAGCGTTTTTGAAAGCTTTTAAGCTGAAAGCTCCCATTCAGGAATGGGCAGACAGAGGCTTGTTTACAATTGTGGACGGTCCTAGTATTGACCCTCGTTTATTGGTCGAAAAATTGAATGAATGGAGTAGAGAATATCAAATCGAGCTAGTCTGTGCCGATGGCTTCAGAATGGACTTATTGAAACCACTTTTAGAGGAGGCTGGATTTGAATATGAGTTCTTGCGGAATCCTGGGGCGATTCAATCGAAGGTTGCGCCGATTATCGAAGATGGATTTGCTAATGAGCGTTTTGTCTTTGAGGGTGATAACTCTATGATTTGGTATACGGATAATACCTACGTCAAAGAGGATAAGGATGGCAATAAGCGTTTCTTGAAGAAAGAGCCTGTCAGAAGAAAGACAGATGGGTTCCACGCTTTGATAGCTGCTCTTTACAAGAGGGAGCTGGTGCAAGAGTCGAATGTCGGTGAATTTCTCGACATGATTGATGGCTGGGAGTTTTAAAAAATAAATTTGGGTGGGTGGTCGGCAGAAACTAAAAGAAAGGAGGAAGTGCATTGGGGTTACTGAATTTATTTAAGCGTGAAGTACCAGAGGTTGGTTTTGATTTCGAGGACCTTGAGCGGATGTTTGGGAATCTGCAACTTAAAAGCTTAGCGATTGATAAGTCAGCTGAGTTTATCGCTCGAATTTTCGCTAAGTCAGCATTTAAGTATCAAGAAAATGGGAAGGCTAAGTCTTCTGATTGGGACTACTTGCTGAATGTGAGACCAAACAAGAACGAATCTGCATCAGACTTTTGGCAAAAGGTCGTCTACAGGTTGATTACTAAGAATGAGGTCCTAATCTTTCTTACAACTGATGACCAGTTGCTCGTTGCTGACTCTTACACTCGGACTAAATATGCTGTTTATGATGATGTGTTTGAGTATGTGACTTGTAGAGGTTTCACCTTTGAGAAGCGTTTCAGGATGAGTGAGGTCATTTTCTTACAGTACAACAATAATCGACTGCAAGATTATATATCTGACTTATTTGCTGATTACGAGAAGTTGCATACTCGTTTGGTAGAGGCCTTGGCTAGGAATAATCAAATCAGAGGAACTCTGAAAACCAAAAACAATGGGAGTTTTAATACGGAGATGCTTACGAAACTTCAATCTTATGCAGAAGTTCTTTTTAAATCGTTTAGCACTAAAACGATTGCTATTGTTCCAGCTCAAGATGGAATGGAATACACTGAGCATACGAATACAACAGGGACTTCAAATATTTCTGTTGATGAGTTGAAGAAATTTCGTCGACAATTTGATGATGAGGTCGCTGATATCTTAGGAATTCCAACAGCCTTAATTCATGGCGACATGGCCAATCTTGAAAATAGCCAAAAAATGTTTAATAGTTATTGCTACCAATCACTCGTTAAGAAAATGAGTGATGGGCTTAATTTCGCTTTAGTGTCAAGATGGAAATACGAGCGCAATAATCTATTTGTAATTATTGGCGAAGGTCAGAGAGATAAGTTTGCACTTGCTGAAAACATTGATAAGCTTATTTCTTCTGGAGCGATGACTCGAAACGAGGTGCGCTCTGAACTTGGCTTAGAATCTGTCCCTGGTGGCGATAAATTCCTCATCACCAAAAACTATCAACTTGGTGAACAATTAGAGAAGGGAGGTGAGAAAGAAGATGAAAGTAATTCCGATTAAGGGTACGATTGTATCAAACAATGACCGATGGCTTTACGATTGGCTTGAGTGGGATGCAACCGCTCCGAAAGATGTCGTCCTTCCTGATAGTGGTGAACCGATTGAGGTTCATATTAATTCGGGTGGTGGAGATGTCTATGCTGGTAGTGAAATCTATACTGCTCTACGCTCGTATCCTGGTGACGTGACCGTGAAGATTGTCGGTATTGCAGCAAGCGCAGCAAGCGTGATTGCAATGGCAGGAGATACGGTTGAAATCAGTCCGACTGCCCAAATCATGATCCACAATGTTTCAACGCAAGTAAATGGAGATCATAATACCCTGCTTCATGAGGCTGGGGTATTAGAAGGGTTTAACAAATCTATTGCTAGCGCCTATGTTCATAAGACTGGTAAGGCTCTTGATGACTTGCTTGGATTGATGAATAAGACTACTTGGTTTGATGCTGAATCAGCTTTGAATCATGGATTTGTAGATAAGATTATGTTTACAAATGAAGTTGCTCCGACTCTGGTAGCGAGTGAAACTCCTATGATCCCAAGTGATTTTATCGAAAAAATGAGGTCAGCAATGACACCAGATATTGATAAAATCGCTGAACTGGTAGCTGAAAAGCTAGAAGCTAAACTGCCAGAAAAACAAAATGAAAATACAGACAAGGCTGTTCCTAAAGGGTTCGGTCTTTTTATGTTTTAAGAAAGGAAAAACAGAATGACAATGAAATTATCTAATCAATTTGAAAAACAACGTCAGGCATTTTTGGATGCCGTTACAAACGGCGCTCCTCAAGAAGAACAAGCGAAGCTATACAATGACATGATTGAGTCCATGACCAATGAAATGATGGCCCAAGCTCGTGATGCTGCCCGTGAAGAAGTTTCTGCCTTGAATCCATACGATGCCAAGCTGACCGCTGAAGCTCGTGAGTTTTTCAATAACATTGAAAAAGCCGCACCTCAAGGGATTGAGAAGCTCATCCCACAAGAAATCATTGACCGTATCTTTGAAGATCTGGTACAATCTCGCCCACTCCTTCAACACATTGGCCTTAAAAATGCTGGTATCCGCTTGAAATTCCTCAAATCAGAGCAAACAGGTCAAGCTGTTTGGGGAAAAATCAATGGAGAAATCCAAGGACAACTCAAACAACAATTCAACGAAGAAGAAGCAATCCAACACAAATTGACTGCTTTCGTTGTAATTCCAAAAGATGCTGAAAAATTCGGACCAGCTTGGTTGGCAAAATTCGTCTCTGTTCAAATCACAGAAGCCTTTGCAGTTGCCCTTGAAGCTGCTTTCTTGAACGGCGACGGAAACAACAAACCTATCGGTCTTTCTCGTACCCTTACAGGGAGTGTTTCTGGAGATCAGACAACTTATGCTGAAAAAACAGCTGAAACAACTAAGTTGACTTTTGCCGATTCAGCTACCGTAGTCAAAGAATTGACAAAGGTTTACAAACATCACTCTGTTAAAGCAGACGGGAAAACTCCAGTTGCAGTCGAAGGCAATCTTGTAATGGTTGTTAATACAGCCGACGCTTGGGATGTGAAGAAACAATACACTTCATTGAACGCTCAAGCTGTTTATATCACAGCAATGCCATTCAACCTTATCTTGGTAGAATCCGTGGCACAGACGGCTGGTAAAGTAACTACATTTGTCAAAGGTCGCTACGATGCCTTTGTCGGTGGCGGTATTTCACTCGGTCGCTACACAGAAACCTATGCTTTGGAAGATTTGAACCTTTACACCGCTAAGCAATTTGCTTACGGTAAGGCTCACGATGAAAAGACTGCTGCAGTCTGGAATCTACAACTTCCCCAAGCCTAATCTAGGAGTTGAGCCATGACTCCAGAAGAACAACTTCATCCACTTCTTAAATCTTTCAAGGAGCGGATGAGGATTTTTCATAGTGGAGAGGATAATAACCTCTCCCAAATGTTGGAAAGTTCTGAGTCAGCCATCCTCAGTCTGGTCGGTAGTAAGGACTCTACCGATCCACAAGTGAGAGAGCTGATCTTAGAACGTGCTCGATATGCCTACAATGACCAAGTTGAGTTCTTTTACGGGAACTTTCAAGGGGATTTGATGGCATTGTCACTAGAAAATTACAAACCGGAGGAAAAACATGATTAAGGTTTTAAAAGGCTTTTACGACCTCAAAGAAGGGGTATTTCGTTCCATTGGTCAAGAATTTGAAGCGTCAAAAGAGCGCTTTGATGAAATCAACGAAGCGCTGCCTGACTTTGTTGAATGGGAAGAAAAAACTACAGAAGTAACAACGCCTGATGTCCCATTATACTAATCGTCCTAGCTATCGTTACAAGAAGCCTGAGTCTCAAAACGGAGACTTGAGGACTCCCCTGACTTTCTATACTTCTAAAGTTAAAGAGGGGGTTGATGGCCGTGATGTGAGTTACAAGAAGGCTTTTTATACGATGGGCCAAGTTTACTCACCTAGCTTCAAAGATATTGAGATTGCGACAGGTAAGGCATTGAAAGCTAAGATGACTTTGAAAATTCGTGATCCTTTGGATGATTACCAACCTGACAATCGCCACTTTGTCGAAGTTGAGGATTTGCGCCTAAAAGGTAAAAAATGGCAAATCATCGATGTACGTCCCGATTATCATAATCGGGACTTTTTGATAGTTATTATCGGAGGTGGTCGTGATGTCTAGTGGAGCTAATCTAAAAGGATTTGATGATGTTTTGAGGAATATCGAGGCTCGTTTAGGTGAGCCAGTGGTTCGTAGAAAGGTCAACAAGACTTTGAAGGAGACGGTTGAGGAGTTTGAGCCTACTTTCAAACGGGCTATGGCGGTGTACGCTGACACTGGGAAGACGGTTGGTGCGGTTGTTCATGGAAATGTGACAGGTACTGCTAGTGGTGTTCCAATGGTTAAATTAGGTTTCAAAAGTCCTCGTTGGACTCTTATTCACTTAAATGAATTTGGATACGCAAAGAATGGACATCCTCGTGGTTTCGGTATTATGCGTCGCTTTTTTGAAGGCAGCAAACCAGTCTTCAAATCTAAAGTCGGCATGAAATTAAAACAGGAGTTTTTGTAATGATTAAGGACAAATTAACTGAACTCTCCAACGCTTTGGAAGAAGATGAGTCTTTATCTGGTATTAGTATCAAGTCATTTGAACGTCCTGAGACCTTGGGAGATGATGAAACAAGTATTGTCATTATCCCTGTCGGTCCTCCGATGCAGACGGCTCATGGGAGCAATACTAGTCTGGCTAAGACTTTTCTCTATCAAATCAATGTAGAGTCTACTGATCGAGTGGAGTGTAAGAAACTCCAAGGAAGAATTGAAAAAATAATGGAAAATCAGGGATTTTATCAGACTGAAGGTGGTCTGGAACAATGGATTCCTGATATCAAGCGCTATGTAGATGCTCGGACCTATAAAGGTCAGAGCTCTCTATACGAAGAATACTAAATTAAAGAAAGAGGTGCTATAAATGGCATTAGTTGGTTTTAAACGTATGACAATTCGTGTGTTGGATGGTAACGCTACTCCAACGCTCGGACAGAACCTTTTCGTAATCGAAGGTAAGACGGGAGAAGGTGCAACTCGTACTGCTAAAATTTCTGGTCTTGCAAGTGATCCAGTTAAAACGTATGGGAGCGATATTGCTTATCACGTATCAAACCGTGGTGTGGGCGATGTTAAGATGGAAATGACTGCGGTTGATATCCCTTCGACAGTACTCGCTAAAATTCTCGGACACCAAGTCAAAGATGAAATCATTGGCATCGGTGCTGATACAGTTGCTCCATTCTGTGCTGTCATGCTTGAGTCTAAGACTGCAAATGGGACTCAGGCACAAGTCGGGTTCTTTAAAGGTCAGTTTTCAATGGACGCTGAAGAGCTTGAAACACTTAAAGATAAGCAAGAAGAACTTCCAGATGATAGCTTGAGCTTTGCTGCTATCGCAAGCGACAATACTGAAACAAATGGTCTTTACTATGTGAAATATATTGGTAAGGATGAAACCAAGCTCAAAAAATTCAAAGGTCAACTTAAAATGGTTGCTGCAGTGTAGGGAGAGGGCGCAAGCTCTCTTTTTATCTTTTTTCTAGAAAGGAAAGTAAATGGCTAAGGTTAAATTTTTAATTAAAAATGAAAAAGGTCAAGATGTTCAAAAAACTAGTAAGGAAATTACTACTAAGGACTATCGTGACTATCTGATCCTCAATGAAGCACTATCATCCGATATGTCAGAGGTAGAGAAATTAGACAAACAGTTGGAATTCATCGCCTCACTCTTTGAAGATTTGGAAGTGGAAGAGCTTTTGAAATTCACGGACATGGCAGATATTTTTGCAGTATTTGCAGACATCTACTCTCATCTGGTAGGTGATGTTGACCCAAAGGAGAAAAAATAAAGCCAAGTGAAGCACTGAAACGGTTTTATGGATTTGTCAAGCAAGCTACTGAGGGTCCGTACGGTATGAGTATCCGAGATGTTATGGATACGAGCTGGGAGGACCTGATGGGCGTTCTTGGTGAAACTGAATCTGCTAAATCCGCTGAAACTGAGGAAGTCATGGATCTTGCTGACTTTCTCCAGCTTATCTGATGCAAAGGCTTTACAAAACACTTCAATAGGCATATAATAAGGGTAAGGAGGTGAGTAGGATGAAGATGGTAGAACAAAATCGCAGGCGGTGTCTATTTTGGACATTGACTTTTGTAATATACATCTGTTTTGGTATTTACTGTGTTTGTACGAACTTTGGGAATACGATTGGGCAGATATTATTGTCGCCATTCATCATCGCTTCTTTGCCTTTATATGGATATGGCCTACTAGGTGTTTTTATATGGGCAATGATGTCTATGGCTTTTAGTGATTATAAGAAATAAAAATAAGAAAAGTCCGCAAGGGCTTTTTTCTTTTACCTGAAAGGCTAGGAAGGAGAACAATATGGCAAGCGGTACGCCGTTAGGTCAGATGTATATCGAGCTAGGGCTGGACGTGTCACAGTTCAACCCTACTCTGAATGGTGCAAAAAACGCTGTAAAGTACTTTCAAAATAATGTCCGTTCTTTGGATAGTACATTGAAAGGAAATGAAAAAAATGCTGGGTTACTTCAAGCAAAATATAAGACTTTAGGACAAGCTATTGATTCACAGCGTAAAGTCTTGGATGAGATGAAGAAAAGCTTTGACAAACTTGATCCTGGGACAGCTAAGTTTGACAAGGCTGCTGCTGATATTCAGCGCGAAAACGCTAAGTTAGCTGCAATGGAAAACCAGCTACGTGGAGTTGAAAAAGCTTTGAAAGATGTTGGTCGCGAAAATAGCTGGGCTGGGAAAATGGACAAGCTAGGAGATACCTTTAAGAGTGGTGGCGAAAAACTCCGTGCAATGGGTGATGCTATGAAGCCTGTATCAACAGCTCTTACTGCTGGTTTTGCCCTGTCAACTAAGAAAGCTATAGACTTTGAAAGTCAAATGAATACGACCAAGTCGCTCCTAGCAGATACTATCCCAACTGCGGATGAACTGAATAGCACCACACAAAAATTGGGTGAGAGTTCGAAAGGTTGGGCGAAACAGTATGGTATCTCAACATCCTCCATCAATGAGGGGATGCAGGAAATTATCAAAAAAGGGTTTGATGCTAATCAGACTATTGCAGCGATGCCTGCTATCTTAGATGCTGCTAAGGCATCGGGCGATGATTTTAACGTGGTAATGAATGCCTCGACTAATATCTTACGTCAGTTTGGGCTAGAGGCTAAGGATACGAACCGTGTTACAGATAGCTTGACTTATGTGGCCAACAAGACATCAGCTGGCTTTTCAGATATGGGGCTAGCTATGGAGTATATAGGTCCTGTGGCTCATTCTTTGGGGATGTCTATCGAGGAAACGTCTGCAGCTATCGGTCTTCTTTCTGATAATGGTATCGCTGGTGAGAAGGCTGGTACAGCTTTACGTGGTGCGCTTTCTAAATTACTCAAGCCTTCTAAATCCAATGCTGCTGCAATGAAAGAGCTTGGTTTTACTGTGGAAGAATTCCAATCTGGCGCTTTAAAACTACCTGACATCATTGATCGCATCAAGGAATCAACAAAAGGGTGGACAGATGCTGAGAAATCGTCTGCTATTGCTCGTGCCTTTGGTGTTGAAGCTCAAACTGGGATGAATGCCCTTATCAACCAAGGAGGAGATGCGCTACGTAAACTTACTAAAGAAACTGAAAATGCTCGTGGGTATACTAAGAAATTGGCGGATGAGTTGTCTAAATCATCTAAAAATGGAGTAGAGCGATTCAAGTCAAGTTTGGAAGTGCTTCAAATCAATATCGGTCAGAAACTCTTGCCTCTACTCACGCCTCTCCTTGAAAAGGCAAATGAGTTTATTGAATGGTTAGATAAGGCACCCGAAAGTACACAGAAGTTAGTACTTGGTTTTGGTGGTTTCTTAGCTTTGGGGTACCCGTTGCTAAATATGTTGGGGAATGCATCAACAGGATTAGGTTATCTCTTTAAAGGAGGTAGTAAGGTTGCGAGTCTGTTTTCTAAGGGGTTAAGTCTTGAAAAAGCAGGTACAGAAGCGGCTGAGCTGGGAACTCAGGTAGCTGAGACTGCTGGAAAAACTGGATTACTCAAGACAGCTTTAGCTGGATTGACGAGTCCTGTCAGTCTTTTAGTCGGAGGCACGGCTCTGCTGGCTTACGGTCTAGCCTATCTAGCTAACGAGAAAGATAAGGCTCGTATCAAAGCGGAGGAATTCGGCTCTACCTTAAATGACGTTCAGCGTGGAGAATTACGAAGCTTTCAAAAGACTGTTGATGAAACCAGTACGGCCGTCGCAAATTTTGGCACCCACGCTGGAGACGTTGAAAAAGTTTCTGGAGCCTTTAAAAAGCTTTACGATGAGATTGTGGCTGGAGCTGAAAAGGCGAATCAGAGAGTGCAGGAATTGGCTACAAAATGGGGTCTTTCTGAAGAAGATGTCGCAAGAGCGAAAGAGAAAAATGCCCAGATGGTAAGCAACACAGAAGCGATGATGAATCAAATCAATGAGATTTATCAGCGTCATAACGGTGATGCGAGCAAGTTTTCTCAAGAGGAGAAAGAAATCATCCTGAATAATCAGAATGAGATGATCAAAGCCAAACTCTCAATGATGGATTTATCGGCTGAACAACAGACGGCAGCTTTACAAGCTTTGAATGGCGATATCAGAAGTCTGAACGAAACGCAACTGAAGCATACTAGAGATGTTTTGAAACAAGCTTTAGATGAAGAAAAACAACTTTATGAAACCTCAAAAAGTGAGTTGAAAGAGTTGCTTAACGGAAAAGCGATTGACAAAGAAACTTATAATAAGAGAATTCAAGAACTTGAATCGAAACATAACCAGACAATGGAAGCTCTGGGAAGTAAGTATTATCAGGTTATGAAAGCTATGGATGAGGAGTGGAAGACTCGAACTCGTTCAAACACTGGAAATAATTACTGGGAAGAAGCTAAGAAGGTTCTGGAAGAATACGGTCTGTCCTATGAAGAAATCGGAAAGAAAGCTGCGGAAGTTTCTCAAAAGGTAGGGAATTCACATAGTATCCTTGCTAACTACACTAGTGAGATGAGCAAGGAAGTGAAAGAGGCTAACGATGCCTGGTCGTTGCTTGTCGGTAACATCAATGAAAATGGTAATTTTGAAGTCAAGTCCAACGTAAAAGAAGTCATCGGAGAAGCTGCTAAATCTGCAGAAGGTTGGGAACAATTGCAGTTTATCGCTAAAACTGCAGATATCAACTCAAATGCTCGTGCTACAATTGCAGAGGCTCTTGTCGAATCCGGTAAGTGGAAAGACATGACTTTGGAAGAAAAACAAGTTATTGTCAAGAACCAAGCTGGGCTACAAGCTATCTTTGATAGTGAAACTCACCTTAAAACATGGAATAGTATGCCAGCGGAAGTCAAAGAACTTCTCATGAAGAATACAGACATCATGAACAAGGCGGAGGAAGCCTCAAAGGCTCTGTCTAATTATGAAGCTCTGAAACCAAAACAGAAGGAGTTGCTGGCCAATGATGAGAGCGTCCGAAAAGCAGTCTCTCGTTCGACTGATACTCTGACAACATGGAATGCTACGACTCCATTTACAAAAAATTTGAAGGCAGATCCTACGAATGTTTTGAACAATGGCCAGTTATCTATCGATAAGATTACAGCTTGGAATTTTGCATCAGCTGAGACGAAATCTTTGGATGCGGTAGATAATACAAGCGCAGCTGTTGGAAGTGCTATTTTGAGTGTTAATTCACCAAAACAAGAAGCTCCTATCAACTTGTTTGCTGCTGACCAAACGGGAGGTGTGCGAAATGAGACGAGCGGGGCTATCAATGCTATTAAGCAATATAATCCAGTGGATATTCTTGCTAAAAACAGCACTTCAGCGACTGTTAGTGAGGTGAAAACGGGAGTGAATGGCATCCAGGACAAAACTGTTACTATCAACGCTCAAGATAATGCTTCTGGTGTTCTTTCAGGGATTAAGAGCTGGATTGATAGTGTTACTGGTAATTTCTTTACGAACATCTTTGCGAGCAAGCATGCTCACGGGACCAACTTTCATCCGGGCGGTCTTGCTATTGTTAATGACCAAAGAAATAGCAACTACAAGGAAATGGTTACTCTTCCAAATGGTCGGAGTTTCATCCCACAAGGTCGCGATGTCTTGCTCCCTCTCCCAAGAGGTTCTAAGGTTTTGCGAGCTGATAAGACCAGACGTTTGATGCGTGAGATGGGTGTCCCTAAATATGCTTCTGGTATCGGGATCCCGAGCGACGCGAAATTTCTCCGTGAAATGGAAGAAGCGCAACGCAATATCACAATCCAGACCACAAGTATTCAGAACGGGCAAGATACAGATAAAGTCGTGTCTGAGATGAGGATTCTGAGGTCAAGTTTAGAAAAAATCCTTACTGCTATCCTTAATAAGGACACGAATAACTATATGGATAGCACTATAGTGACGGATATTATAACCAAGAAGCAGAAAGAGCGAGAAAGAATGACACTAAGAATGAAGGGAGTGCTTGAATGAGTGAAGTGACAATGCGTTTCAATAAAACTGATTTTCGAGATCTTATTGAAATTCATGACATCCAGCGAGATATCGGGAACAATCGCTCTATCTCTATCGACTATGCACCAAGAATCGGAGTCAATATTCAGCAACAAAACATTGATGCAAAATATATCAAGGTAGACTTTTCCATCTGGTCTAAAGACAGAAATACCCTCAAGCATAAGCTTGCGGGTATTTTTAATGTTGACGGCGCTAAAAAACTTATCTTCTCAGATGAGTCTGACAAATACTATCTGGCTATGCCGATTGAAAGCATTTCAATGCAGGAGACGAGCGGGCGACGGTCAACTGGTTCAATGAAATTCATCGTGCCAGATGGAGTGGCCCATAGCTCAGCTTATAAGAATTTCAATAGCGATACAAATGCACAAACCACAGCCGATAAAATGGTTTTTGACCTAGTAAACAACGGAACCGTTGAGGCTTTTCCAATTATCCGAGTTAAGCATACTGCTGAGAATGGATATATTGGAGTTGTCAATAACAATTCAGCCTTTGAAGTTGGAAATCGTGAGGAAGCTGACACTGGCATTGTTAAAAAATCCGAGGTTTTGCTGGATTTTAGAGGTGATAGACTTTCAGATGCGTTCAATCGAGCGGTTAAAAATAGGGCTATCACAAATGATAACGGTGAGACAGTGACTGGGGCATCTGAATTGACTACATTGTGGGACAAGAAGCACATCAGACTACGAGATCAAACTATTCAAGGTCGCTACGGGAACTATGCAACAGGATTATCATGGGATATTCCAGTAGATACAGCAGGTGAAATAGGCTCACTCAATGACTATCTATTCTGTAAGCAAGTTTTTCAAGCAGAGTCAGCAACTCAATATGGCTTTATCAAAATAACTGTATCAGATACAAGCGGTCAATTCTTGTATGGCGTTGAGACATTTAAGCGCTCTAAAGGACAAGAATGCGAATTTAATATCTTTGGTTCAGATGGTAAAGGTAAATATAACTTTCTAAAACTTCTAAATTTCACAGGTACATCCGACAATATCTCAAATCCGTTTAGTAAAGATAGAGGGCAATTTGAGATTAAGCGTAATGATAGCACAGTACAGGTTTATTACAATGGCTCAAATTACAACTTTGTTATCCCTGAAATTAAGGGCAAAAAATCAGCTAAAATTCATGTCACTCTAGGAGCTTATCACGACAAGCCTATGGTATCACACATGTATATAGACGAGTTGATGTTCCGTAAGGATTTTGTACCTATGACGGGTGACATTCCCAATCGTTATCCTATGGGTTCAAATGTTGTAATCAACAGTGAAGATGATACGGTCTATATTGATGGCATCGCTAAAGCTGGGGAGGTTGTTGATGGTTCTCAATGGCTCTCTATCCCTCCAGGTAATTCAAAATTAGAGATGTATTTCTCTAGCTTTATCAAAAAACATCCGACGGTAACGATTGAATTTGAAGAGAGGTGGCTATAATGCTATTAACGATTCATGATGCAAATTTGCAAAAAGTTGCTTTTGTTGATAACAGCAAGCAAAGCACACTTAATTTTTATAACGATACCTGGACTATAAGTTTACCAACAGGATCATCCACTTTTGAATTCACTGTATTTAAAAAGGCTATCAAGTCAGACACTCCAATCAAAAAAGCCTATTCTTATCTTAATGAACGGGCGTGGGTATCGTTTAAATATCATGGCAAGAGCTTTATTTTCAACGTTATGCAGGTTGAAGAAGATGAGCAAACGATAAAATGCTATTGTGAAAACCTCAACCTTGAACTTATCAATGAGATAGCTAACCCTTATAAAGCTACCAAGGCAATGAGTTTTGCTGAGTATTGCGAGGCAATGGACTTGTTAAACTATACTCACTTGTCCATCGGCATCAATGAAATTTCAGATTACAAGCGCACTCTTGAGTGGGAGGGGAAAGAAACCAAACTAGCCCGTCTATTAAGCCTAGCCAAACGCTTTGATGCTGAGATTGAATTTGATACACAGTTAAATGCCGACAGTACAATTAAGAAATTCTCTATCAATGTCTATCATGAAAACGATGAAACACATCAGGGCGTAGGGCGTATCAGAAATGATATACAGTTAAAATATGGCAAAAATATCAATTCTATCACTAGAAAAGTTGATAAGACTGGCATTTTCAATACAATCCGTCCAACAGGCAAAAGACGTGTAAAAAATGGAGCTGGTGAAGAGGTTGAGGAAGTGGTAACTATTCGAGGTCTTGACGATTGGAAAAAGTATAACAAAGACGGCATTTGTGAGTTTTACCAACGCAACGAGTCCCTTTATGCACCTATCTCAATGCAACTCTATCCATCAACATTTTCACACGGTACAGCTGATGATCAATGGACGAGAAAAGATTTTAGCTACGATACTGACAACCCTAAAGAATTACGGCGTTTAGCATACAATGAACTTAAAAAACATTGTTATCCAGCTATCACTTACGAGGTAGATGGCTTTGTCGATGTTGAGATCGGAGATACAGTTAAAATTCATGATGCTGGTTTCAATCCTTTGCTGGTAGTTCAAGCGCGAGTTACTGAACAGAAAATCAGCTTTTCAAATCCAGCAAGCAACAAAACAATCTTTTCAAACTTTCAATCCTTTGAAAATCAGTTATCGGACGGAATACAAGAGGCTCTTGAGCGCTTATTTGAGCAGTCTAAACCTTACATCATCAAGCTATCGACTAGCAATGGTATCATTTTTAAAAATCAAACTGGAGAAAGTGTTATCACTCCTACACTTTACAAGGGCAGTAAGTTGATAGCTGGAGTTTCATGGAGGTGGTCTCTAAATGGGATTGTAACAACAGGCCAGACCTACACAGCGAGGGGGAGAGATGTTTCTGGCGTAATCACATTGACTGTTGCAGCTTACATAGACAATGAAGAAGTCGCAGTTGACGAAATCTCACTAGTAAATGTATCCGATGGTAAGAATGGCCAAAAGGGCGACAAGGGAGACCCAGGTAGGGATGGGATCGCTGGTAAGAATGGAGTGGGTTTAAAATCTACTGTCATTACTTACGCATCGTCTACATCAGGGGCTAGCGCACCTAGTTCTGGATGGACAAACTCTGTCCCAATTATTCCTGCTGGGCAATATCTCTGGACGAAAACAACCTGGAATTATACAGACAACACCTCTGAAACTGGTTACTCAGTGGCTAGGATTGGTAGAGACGGAAATACTGGTAGGGACGGTGTTGCTGGTAAGGATGGCGTTGGTATCCGTGCAACAACCGTAGTTTATGCTAGCTCCACATCGGGGACTGTTCCACCAACTAGCGGATGGGTATCTCAAATCCCTAGCGTTCCAGCCGGACAATATCTTTGGACTAAAACGACATGGAGCTATACAGATAAAACATCAGAGACAGGTTTTTCTGTTTCAAAAATGGGGGAAACTGGTCAAAAAGGTGTTAAAGGTGACCCTGGACCACAGGGAGCAATAGGTCCTAAAGGAGACCGAGGGGAGA